TGGACGATCCATAACTGGTTTGGTATTAATTTCTAAAAAGTAACATTTCAATTCCGGTGTTATAATAACATCAACTGTTCCAAAATGGAAACAACTTTTAAAAGAACTGTTGTAGTATTTATCATTTTTACAATAAAGATCTTTATGAACTGTTTGAAAAATATCATTTGTCATTTGCCCCAATTGAGGAACTATAACTTTAAAATAATTTTCACCAAATATATCAACTGGATTAAATCCATAATCAGGGTCTGTATCATAATTTCCAGGATATCCATGAAGATCTTCAGATCCCATTCCAATAATAATATTTTGTGGACGTGAACTAAGATCACCTCTAAATTCTTCAGGTGCTATTTCAAATACACTTTGGTCATACATATATACTTCCTTTGAATGATTATCAATTTTAAAAAGAATAAAAAACTTTAATCTACCTTTATGTCCATATTGTTCATTATATTCAATTCCATTTGGTTGATATATACCTTTACGTTTATAAAGAAAAGAATCTATATTTTCAGATAAAAACCAAGTATTTATTTCAGGATGTTCATTTATAGTTTTTTGTATTTGTGGATATTCATTTATAATAAATGTACTTTTTGATGTACTTCCTGTAGCACCTTTTAAATAGAAAAAATTGATACCAAGTGCTTGTTCTATTTCTGATCTATTTTTAAAATTAAAAAACATTTTAGGGACATATTTACTAAATTGTAGTTTTTTATTCATAATTACTTTATCTGAAATAACTTCTACAATGTGATACAAATTTGCATTTATATCTGCATGGATATTCATTCTCGCATTTGAAGAATATACTACATTATATTTTTCATTTTCATTATAAGGTAGATATTGCCAATTTCTACGATGAAATAAACTTGGTTGGAAATACTTTTCCCAAAAATAATTTCTTTCTTCTTCATATTGTGACCGTTTAGGAAACGTAAAAGTAAACATCCTTACTTTTACCGAAGATTTAAAAATTATTTTAATTAAGAATTTTACATTTTATTAACACGTTTAAGATCATTTTGTAATGTTTTCATGGATCGTTTCATTTTAACAAACCTTCTCCGAAGTCCAAATCCAAATCTTCTTTGACCAAATGAAACAGTACCATCTTCCATTTTTTTATCAAGTTTCCGAAGATCTTTTCCAAGAACATCATCTACTTTAAAATAATACAAGGTGTCGTCTTCACGTTCGCTTGGTATACTTGCATAAAGTAATCCATCACGATTTTCATACTTTTTAATCAATGGAAAAAATTTCTTGACATATGTCATCATTGAATATGGAAGTTGTACATTTCCACCCTGATAATTCATAAGATCTTCTTTTGTCATATTCTTGAAAGACTGTGATATGCTTGTTATTTTAAATATCTTTTTCAATCGTTTTTCTTCTTTTGCAGCACATTCATCAAGTACGTCATGGATGTCTTCAACTGGTTCACCATCTTCTATTATTATTAATCCTTTTTTACCTTGTTTAATACTGTATTTTTTAATACCAGAACGTTTACACATATTAACAATTGCTTGTTTCTTTTGATCTTTGTTTTTAATGCTATTTGCAGCACTAATAAGTTCTTCTTTTGTTACAACACGTATCATGTTAGTAATTTGAGCAGGTGTAAATGAATTTATAACTGCCTGTACATCAGAATTACTTGGACCACCTGCATTACTTGGACCTGCATTACTTGGAAGTTCTCCAAGTATTTCTGCTGCATTTTGAACATCTTCTGCTGATAAACTTCCTCGTTGAATACATTTAAATATTTCACCTGGTTTCATATTGGCAATCATCCAATCAATAATCAATGATTTTGAACCAAGACCTTCAAAATAATCACGTGGCATTTTCTTTTTACTAGATGTTGTAACTGGTAATTGAGAAATGGATTCAAGGATTTCTTCAGGTGTTTCTTCATCATCAGAATCTTCTTCAACTTTTGCACCAGATTTCTTTTTCTTTTTCTTTTCAGGATTTCCGCACTTTCCTGAAGGTTTTATAATACACCCTTTCATTTCTTCACCATTTACTATAAGTTCATCAGGTATTTGAAGTGTTCCATTGATTGGATTTGCATCTGTTGGTTTTTTTTTATTATTAAATTCTAATTGAAAATAAAATTTACTACCACGTTTTCCATTATAATCCATAAACTGATTACCATTTTCATCAATAAGATAAACACCATACCAATTTTTATCAGGGTAACTAAAAACGCATTCATTAGCATGTATTTGACCATGGAAATCTTCAAGGTATCCTTCATTCATTAATGCACGTGCAAGAAGTAATTTTATTTTATCCTGTTTTTTTTGTACCAGTTGTCCTACATATGTTTGAAACGATGTCACTGAACGTTTTGAACAATCTAATTTTTCTACAAAATCCGATTCTTCTGAATTTCCTAAATTTAATGAAGCACGGGGCATTTTTAATAAACTCTTTTATTTTATTTTAAGAGTTAATTAAAAAAAATAATTTATTTTTTAATTATTTTTGATGCTATCTTTTTAAGTTCATCTGTTGTATAAAAATCCCATACATCATCATCAATACCTATTCCAATTTCTTTTAATGCTTCTATTATTTGAACACGGTCGTCTCTTGCTTGTTTGCTATAAAATTTTTTAATTTTTTTAGGTAAAGATGGATCAGAAACTGGTATATTTCCATATTCTACATCAAAGAAAAATTGTTTTAGATTTTTTATATCTATTTTTTTAAGAAATTGTATAAGTTCGTTATTTATTGTTAAATCAGAAACACTTTCAGGCATGCTTTTATTAAATGAATATTCTTGGTCAGGTGAACAGTTTATATCTTCAAGTAAAATAAGTGATGGTAAAAATTGAACTATTTCATTTGTTTGTTTACTTTTTAATTCAATAATGTCATTTCCTATATATGGAGGTGGTTGATTAAGTATACTTTCAAGTGTATAATAATCTAGATTTAAAGGAATAAATTGTTCACCTGTTGAATAATTAAGATATTCTAATTTAAAAAGATCACCTTCTGGTTTATAATGTTCTTCTAAACGAATTATATTTCCATTTTTATTAATATCACAATCTACTGCTGTTTCTTTAATTGCCATTTCAAATTGTCTATTAAGATCTAATTTTTGTAACGCACGATTATACATATATTGTTCAACTGATATGGAATCTAATTGTTTCCACCTTCCAAACCGTTTTGTTAATTCTGGATCTGACATTTTATGAACACTTCCAGGAACAATGTTATTTATTTTAAAAGTTGTTTTTGAATTATATACACGGTCATCTTTTATGTATGCAACATTGAATTTCCATTTTGTTTTATCAATTTCTAAATATACTGGTTGTAATGTTGAATAAATTTTTGATTGAACTTTGCTTATTTCACCTTCATTACTTATTTTTTCTTCATAAATGGATAACTGATACAACGTTTCACTACTTCCTAATGTAGAAAGATGTATAAATATATCAACTGCCCGTTGTTCTGGTGGAAGTTCTTTATGACTACATAAACGCACACCACGAGCAATAACTTGTTGCATTCGTGAATCATTCCACCAAGGGTCTAAAACATGGATCTGACGAACTCTTTTGAAATCAACACCTTCCATAACTGATTGTGTTCCAAACATTATTTTCAAAATACTTCCATCTTTATTTTTAAGACTATTAAATGCTTTGTTTGCACGACCTACTTCAACTGGATCTGCTTGACCTTTCCAAATAAAATAAGATCCTTTTGTTCCTTTACGAGGAAAAGGTGAATATCCCAAAGCATTCATAATTGCTGCCATTGGTTCAACTCCATAAAAAACATAATTTGAATAAACAAATACTGGTCCACCCGATTGTTCAATAATTTCAGCAACCTTTGCAAATTTTGAAGAATAATTCTTTACTGTTTTTAAAACATCTTCTGATTTCTGTATCCGTTTTACAAATTTATTAAGACCCTGTTCTATAATTTGTTGACGTGTTTTTTTTCCAACTGGGTTTTGTTTAAGATATTCTGCTAAACCAATATCGTAGTATTCACCTGGTGTTAAACCAGTTTGAGTAGTCAATGTTTTTCCTAATGCTACAATTTCAGCATGGGACATTCCTAAATTTTCATGTTCTTCATTTCCACCAACACCTGGAAATGCTATATTACAAAATAAACGAGAATTATTAAAAACACTTGTAGTTACTTCATCAGTTTTACTTTCAGTTGTTGTAATTTTTAATAAAAATTCTTCTTTAGATTCCGACGCATTCTTTTTATCCTTTTCAATTTCTTTAAATAATGCATTTTTATATGCAGAGTATTGAATTGTATCCATTTGATGATTCATAAGAATTACTCGTTTATATGGATATGCTTCTGGATTACCTCCTTTAAAATAAGATACATATCCACTACACATTTGTTTAAACAAATCCCTGTTAACTAATTGTTTATCTTTTATAAAAACTTCATTAAATTTTTCAAAGGTTTCTGGAAATAACATACGTGGTCTTAATAAATTCATTAAAAGACCAAATTCAAAGGGTTTGTCATAAATAGGAGAACCTGTTAATAATACAACACGAAATAAAGGATCTGTATAATATCGTAACGCTAAAAGAAGTTTACGATAATTTGTTCCAAATGCACTTACTAATCCATGTGCTTCATCTATTATAAGAAGTCCGTTTCTTTTTTGTAAAAGATGAAGATATTCACCTTCAACAAAGATTCCATTTTTTATTTTAAATACACGATTTAAAAAAGTTTCATGTGAAAGTATTTCATATACAGAATTTACTTTTTTCTTTTCGTGATCATAAAGTCCTTTATTAAGATGTTCAAGTTCAAGGATTTGTTCTTTGAGTTTATTAATATTACCTTCTTTATTATTTATTTTTTCTTGAAGAAGAGTTATGGATTCTTTATTTTTTGAAATAGCATTTCGTAATTTTTCATTAAGATAAAATTGTCTTTCACCATTAATAATTATTTGACCTGTTGCTGATTTTATAACACCATCTTCAATATTTCCTAATATTTCCGAATAGTATTGATTGACTAAAGCAGCAGGAACAACTATCAAAACAACTGAATCTGTACGACCTTCTATTATCTTACCACCTTTTACGTTTCTAAATTTAAATGCTTCACCTATAACAATACTTGTTTGCGTTTTTCCAGATCCTAATCCGTGATAAATAAGAATACCTTTATTATCAACTAATGTATTAAATATACGACCTGCAAATTTTTGTTGTTGTTTTAATGAATAAGCATTTGATTTTGTAGGATCTTGATCAACTGGATTACAAATAGTGTCAAATGTTTGTAATGAATAATCAATTGGAAAAGAATATTCATCCAAAGATTCATTTATCCATGTATAATATTCTCTACTTTTATACTTTTTAAAATCATTTATATCAAAGTTTCTATTATATATTTTTTTATTAAATGGAAATTTATCTGTATAATATTGGTTAAGTTCTCCCATAATATAACGATTAGTCTTTAATTAAAAAAGATATATTATTTCTTCCAAGAAAAAAGTTAAAATTAACCTGAATTATTCCATCCGAATCGTATTTTATCATCAATTAACTGATTTTGATCTTTTATTCTTTTAATAATTCCCGTCATTTTACGTTCATAATATTCATCAATTGAAGTATTTTCATCATTATCACGTACTATTGTTATCCCTGAAGAATATTTTTTTGTTGTTACCTTTGGTTTACTTTTTTTTTCTTTTGGTTTTTCTTTTGGTT